AGATGCTTTAGTTTGGGGTATAACCGAATTAAGTAGATCAAAGGGTGACGTAAATTGGAGAATAAGCTAATGGCAGAACAAACATTTCTACAAAGATTGTTCAACAGCAAACCTGTTGAGCAAAAAAATTCAAACATGATGGGTTACTTTGGTGTTGGCACTGAAGAAGCAAAGACCTATAAATACCAAGACTTAGCAAAAGAAGGCTATCTTAAAAACGCGATTGTTTATAGATGCGTGAATGAGATAAGCAAAGGTGCAAGTGCTGTGCCTTTTATGCTTAAGGCAGGTGATCAAATCATAGAAGAACATCCCTTGATTGATCTTCTTATGCGACCCAATCCATTGCAATCCTACAGTGAGTTCTTTAACAGTCTGTTTGGGTATGTGTTGTTAAGTGGTAACGCTTACATTCTCAAGACTGGTAGCGACATGGGTGCGCCAAAAGAACTGCATCAATTAAGACCTGATCGCATAAACATCAAGGGTAGTGGCAAACCTATTCCTGAAAAATATGAATACATGGTCAATGGTAGAGTTGCTCACACATATCTTATAGATAAAGAAAACGGATTCAGCGAACTAAAACACATTAAGCTGTGGCATCCACTAGATGATTACTATGGTTTAAGTCCTATGAGTGCTGCTGCTGTTGAGGTAGATCAATTCAATATGTCAAGCAAACACAATGTAAATCTTTTACAGAACGGTGCAAGACCAAGTGGTGCAGTTATATTTAAGCCACAAGATGATGCAGGCTTTGCAGTTAATCTTAGTGAATCACAAAGACAGCAACTTATTACTGATATGAATAATAGGTTTACTGGTGCTAACAACGCAGGTAGACCCATGTTGTTAGAGGGAGACTTTGACTGGAAAGAAATGGGTCTTAGTCCGAAGGACATGGATTTCTTAAACTTAAAACATATGAGTGCAACAGACATTGCTCTTTGTTTTGGTGTACCAAGTCAGCTTGTAGGTGTTCCTGATGCACAAACCTATGCCAATGTAGCAGAAGCAAGGCTTGCTTTGTATGAAGAAACAATTATTCCACATCTTAGAAAAATGGCATCAGACTTAAACGAATGGTTAGTGCCTTTGTTTGATGATCGTTTAACCTTAGAGTTTGATATTGACTCTATTCCTGCTTTGTCAGAAAGAGTAAAAAGAACATACGAGAATGTAACCTCTGCAGTAAGAGAAGGCATTATGACTAGAAACGAAGCTAGACAACAGCTTGGTTTAGAGCCTAAAGATGGCGCTGATGATCTATACATATCAGCTAACTTATTTCCGCTTGGTGATGAACCAGTAGAAAAGCCTAAAAATCCTATCAATGAAGAAGATTTAGAAGATTATGACGATGCAGAAGTTGATAAAGAAATTTTATTATTGTTAGAAGAAGAAAAAGCATTATCTGATATTAATACAGTTCCAAATAGTTCAATGGCAGAAGAAGCTGCAAGGGGTTTGGAATGGAGAAGAAAATATAAGCGTGGTGGTACTGCTGTAGGTGTTGCTCGTGCTAACCAGTTAATGAACAAAGAAAGGCTATCTATATCTACAGTTAAAAGAATGTACAGCTTTTTTTCAAGACATGAAGTAGATAAACAGGCAGAGGGTTTTAGCCAAGGAGAGAAAGGCTATCCAAGTGCAGGCAGGATTGCATGGGCATTGTGGGGTGGTGATGCAGGTTTTTCATGGTCAAAAAAAGTAAGAAACCAAATAGAAAGAGAAGAATCAAAGAGTTTTGAAATAGAAGAACATGTTGGTTTTATTGAAGATGAAAAGGCACTTAGCGAAGCTGTTAGAAATGGTTTAAAAGAAAAAGTTAAAGAGCATAATGAAAAATATGGCGATAGCAAAACCAAGAAGGTCACATTAGGTATGCTTACGCAAGTATTTCGCAGGGGTGTAGGTGCTTATAATACAAACCCATCAAGCGTAAGACCAAGTGTACGCAGACAGGGTGGTGCTGATCGTTGGGCATATGCTAGGGTTAATTCTTTTTTAAGAGCATTATCAAGCGGTAAATTTAAAGGTGGTAAACACGATACAGACCTTTTTCCTGATGGACACCCATTAAAATCTAAAGGACCTACGGATAGTCAAGGCAGACCTAAAAAGTGAAAACAGCCACTAAAAGGGTAAATACTTTTAGACAGGGCAGAATTAATACACGCTTAGAGTCAAGAAAACAATTAGTTCTTAGAAATAATTTAGAAAAAAGATTTTACAGAAACCTAAATACACTATTTAGAAAGTTTTTAAATACACACTTACATCTATACAGTCAGTATGGAATATATGAAGTGCAAATTGCACAACAGTCTTTAAACGAAGATTTTTTTCCATTAATACAAGCACACTACAAAAGAGTTTTTAAGGCGATATACAGAAGCAATGAAGAAAAGTACGAATACCTTAGAAAAGCTGATGAAGCATTTGTATTTGGCAGAAGCACAGACTTTGAATTAGTAGTTAATGAATATTTTACCAGTAGGCAATTAATCTTAGCAGGCATTACAGAACGCATGGCTACAAGAATAAGCAATTTAATAGAACAGGGCAGAGCAGACAACTTAACTTTGCCACAAATAGCCAAGTTAGTATCAAGTAAATTTTTACCAGTAAGCAGAAGCCGTGCTGCACTTATAGCAAGAACAGAAACACACAATGCCGCATCATTTGCAAACCATTCTTATCACCTTACAGTTGAGAAAGACTTGGGGATAAAAATGTTAAAAAAATGGGTAGCTACCAACGATGCTAGAACAAGATCAGCACATTCTGCAGCCAGTGGACAAACTGTGGATATGTCAGAAGATTTTATTGTTGGTGGAGTTCCTATGGGTTTTGCAGGCGATACTAGAGGTGGTGCAAAAAATGTTATTAATTGCAGATGCGTAATAGTTTACGCAGATGAAAGAGACCTTTAAGCAATAATATATTCTTGTGTTGAGTTGTGATCTATGTATGTAATACGACCACTATCAGGTACCCATCCAATATGGTGATTTAAAGCATCTCGCATTAACCAACCACGCATTCTTTCTGTAGACTTAGACTCACATGGTACTTTGTCAAAAGAACTTGGTGCTTCGTTTATGTATCTTTCTAGGGCTTCTTTAAATTTCATTACGCTGACTCCTGTTCTTCTGTAGCTTTAATTCTTATAAGGTTTTGTAATTTTGTAGATAAAATATTAACTTGCTCCCATTCTGTTAATTCCCAACAATTACCCTCATAAGATACATCACTTTTAAATTCTTCTGAGTCCATTGAACCTACTTGACAATCAAACAATTTATACAAACTTTCTATTTCTTGCAATGTAAAAGAATTTAATAAATCTTTCTTTTCTACTCTTTGACTCTTGGCTTTAAGATTTTTAACTGCTGCACTATGATCTTTACCGCTAGCAGTCATTCCTGCGTATTTTCCCTTTGTATATTGAACTGTGATTTTATTTTGGTTTTTCATTTTATCCTATGTTTAATTAATATGAGTACATCATACTAGGTTAATTAATAGATGTAAACCCTTTTTGGAATATTATTTAATGTGTATTTAATATTTTTGCGTAAACAAAGTTTCTAATTGTCACTAATTCATCTTCGCTTATATCTTTAATGCTTCTAACTATATAAATTGATATACCATGCCAATACCAACCAGTTTCTTGATCTTCATAAATATCATCTGTAGTAATTGTGTGGTTAAGAAACTTACTTAATATAAGGCGATCTGAAACATCATCATCAGCATTTTCTTCTAAAATATAATAATCACTAGGGCAATAAGCATAATGCTCTGAGTTAGTATCACCAGTCATTTGTTCTATTGTTATCCATTTCATTTTTCTTGACCTGTATTAGTTTTAAGAATTTTATCTAACGCTGTCATTAAAGGCGTATCTTCAGATAGCATATTATGGTTGCCTTCTTCTATTTCTTTGTTGGCTTTTTCAAATATGCACATCTGTAATGCTATTACTTCTTGGTTGGTAAGATTAATATTCATTGTACAAACTCGCCTAAGATTTGTTCGTTCATGTCTATCCAACCACCAGTAACTGGGTCTGCATAAATTACCTTTTTTATCATGTAATGTGTATGACCATATTCTTTTGCAATCTTTAAACATTCTTGTAACTGTGTTTGCCTACAAGCTGAACTGCTATCTGCAAATTGTGGGTAATGATCAGAGCATTTGCCTAGTACAAATTCACCATTAATTTGCGTACCACCATACATAAAGTAGCTTATTAAAAAAGTTCCTTTTGTATATTTTTTATTGCCTAATCTATTTGTTACTGTTTCTACAGTTTTGTTAATTAATTCTATATTCATTATTTAACTCCTAAATTTCTTTTTAATATACTAAATTCATTTTTGCGCATTTGCTCTCTACTCATTTGTTTTCTAATAAACCAAATATAATTAGATTTTTCTTGCTCTGTGTATTTATTTGAATTATTAACTTCGCAATATAGTTTTCTGAGTTCTTCGTAGTCTTTGCCTCTTGTTTGGGCTTTTATATCTGTAATTTTCATTTTATTTTCCTTTAAAAAAAAGGTAGCTATTAAGCTACCTTTTGAGAGTTATGTTCTATTACTCTGATAATGTCTTTAGAATCAAAAACAGTAAAAAGTTTTCTTACCATTTCTTTTTCGCC